CGTAGGCTACGAAGGAGATGGCAAGGTTTTAAAAGCGGGAGCTACGTTTTCAGCAGGTGAATCAGCGTTAGAAAACGCTTTAGAAGAAGCAGACGTTACATTTAAAGATGGCCCTAATCCTGATCCACAGGCTTTACAGCTTGCTCCGGCTAAAGATGCGGCCAGAATGATGCAAAAACTTATACACGACCAGATTGAAGAGTCTAACGGCTCCTCAGAGCTACGTAACGCTCTATTTGAGTCTGCGCTGTTTGGAACTGGCATAGTCAAAGGCCCATTTAACTTTAATAAAACGCTTAGTCGTTGGGAAAAAGACGAAGAGACAGGCGAAAGAAACTATAATCCGCTATTTGTACGTGTTCCGCGCATTGAGTTTGTAAGTATATGGGATTTTTTCCCAGACCCTAACGCGACAACAATGGAAGACTGCGAATTTACTTTTCATCGCCACAAAATGAATCGCTCACAGCTTAGAGGCCTAGCAAAACTGCCTCACTTCAACAAAGATCAGATTCGTGAATGCTTGGGCATGGGTTCAAACTACATTGAAAAAGATTACGAGTCTGCATTAAAAGATGATCAACAAACAGAAGAGTATGGCGATGGTCTTTTTGAAGTTTTAGAGTATTGGGGCGTTATGGATGCACAGTACGCTCGTGAAGCAGGAATGGAACTCCCAGACGAGGTAGACGATTTAGATGAAGTACAAGTTAATGCTTGGATTAGTAATGGTAAGTTGCTACGTGGGGTTGTTAATCCATTTACACCTTACAGACTCCCATACAATGCCTTTCCTTACGAGCGTAATCCTTACTCTTTCTTTGGTATTGGCGTTGCTGAGAATATGGACGATTCGCAACAAATAATGAATGGTCATGCACGTATGGCAATTGACAACTTAGCATTAAGCGGCTCTTTAGTTTTTGACGTTGATGAATCAGCGCTTGTTGGCGGTCAATCAATGGAAATATATCCCGGAAAAGTGTTCCGCAGACAAGCAGGAATGCAAGGTCAAGCAATCCACGGCCTTAAATTTCCTAATACTTCTCAAGAAAACATGATGATGTTTGACAAGTTCCGTCAGCTTGCAGATGAGCAGACAGGAATACCTAGCTACTCTCACGGACAGACAGGCGTACAGAGCATGACACGTACTGCTTCTGGTATGTCTATGCTTCTGGGTGCGGCAAGCTTAAACATTAAAACAGTAGTTAAAAATATAGATGATTTTCTGTTACGTCCACTAGGAAAATCTTATTACCAGTGGAACATGCAGTTCTTTGAAGGCGAGTTAGACATTGAAGGCGATTTAGAAATAAACGCTATGGGTACTAACAGCCTTATGCAAAAAGAAGTACGTAGTCAGCGATTGACCATGTTTTTACAGACCGCACAGAATCCTGCTATTGCACCATTCGTTAAAATCTCTAAGATTGTAAGTGAACTTGCTTATAGTCTTGATCTTGATCCTGATGAAATTCTCAATGATCCTGAAGAAGCCGCAATGATGGCACAAATAATAGGAGCGCAAAATGTTGGACAAGCAAATGGCGGCGAAGCTGTCGCCCCTGACGAGCAACAGGGAGCTATGGGAGGCGCTCAAGGAGCATCTCAACAACCTACGAACCTTGGAGCTACAGGCACTGGCGGTGGCAACATCGGAACTGGAAATGTACCGCAAGCAGGGGAGAGTGAGTTCTCTGGGTAATTTGTTACAACTGAAAGACCAAGTACGCGAAGCTAAACAACGATTAGAGGATTAATAACATGCCACAAGGTAAAGGTACATACGGAAGCAAAGTAGGACGCCCACCAAAAAAAGAAAAGTATATGGGTGGAGGAAAGTCTATGCTTAGTCGTTATGACGATGGTGGCAAAGTAAGTAAAAGATATGCTGACATGAACGTAGATCAATATCGTGCTGAGTTACTAAAAAGAGAAATAGAAAGCGCAACTTTTGGCGCTCAAAGCGATGAAGAAATAAACATGGGAATGCAAATGGCTCAAAAAGCTATAGATAAGATGTCTGATAAAGCAGTACAGTCAGCCTTAGTACAAGAGCAACAAGCTGAAATGGATTCTAATATGGATATTGGTAATCAAAATTATGAAAATCGTAGAAACCAAGGGATGATGAGTGGCGGTATGATGCAGTATAATGAAGGCGGCTCTATGCTCGTCCCGCCTGAAATGGAAGACAAGATGCCTGTAGACACTTATCCTAACATTCCAGAAGATGAAATGGCAGAAGCAAAAGCTTCACAGCTTCCAGACGATGAAATGGAAGAAGATTATACAGGCTATGTACTAGAGCAATCTTTAGACATGGAAGAACAAGAATATTTAATGGGCGTTTTAGAAACTGACGAACGTCTAAGCGGCATCTTTGATAAGGTCATGGATGTTGCAGGAGAATTCTCTGGCGAAGGCGAAGTAAAAGGTCTTGGCACTGGAGTATCAGATTCGATTCCCGCAAGGTTATCGGATGGTGAATTTGTTTTCACCAAAAAGGCTACCGATCAAATGGGCGCTGATCAGCTACAAACTATGATGGACGAAGCTGAGAAAGCCTATGACGGTGGTTTAATGAAGAAAGCGTTTGGAGGACTAACTGATAGCGGAACATCTGAAATAGAAGAAGACGACGAAGAATCTGTAATTCGATCTAGGATGATAAGCGCAGATAGTATGCCAAGCAACAAAAACCGATAAGGCTACTCTTTAACTAGACCCCTTATCATTTTTTTTACCTAGAGGCCACCTTGAAGTATCAAGACCCTGTACTGTAAACGCGAACAGCACAGCCACCTTGAAAGACTGACAAGCCCCAAAAGGAGTGTGATATATATGTCAACTGTAAATGAACAACTTGAAGAACCAATTGCAAATCCGTACAACTCTAAAAAGGATTGGCACACGCCAGATATCCCAAATAGAGGTAAAGCAGATTCGCTTTTCTTTGAAGAAACCCCACAGGCTACCCGCGAAGCGGCCCCTGAAAAAGAAGAGGAAGCACCCAAAGGAAGAACTAATTATAAAAAACGATACGATGATTTAAAGAAACACTACGATCAGAAGATAGCATCTTTTAAGCAAAAGGAATTAGAGCTTACCGCGATGGCACAAGAGACGCAACCTGCGTATGCCCCGCCTAAGTCAACTGAAGAACTTGAAAACTTTAGAGAGCAATATCCTGATCTATATGAAACTGTAGAAACTGTTGCACACTTACAAAGCGAACAACAGCTACAAGCTTTAAAAACTAAGATGACTGTTCTTGAAGAACGAGAACTGAACATCCAACGTAAAGAAGCTGAGTCTACATTGCGTTCTCGACATCCTGATTTTGAGGATATACGCGGAGATGAAAAGTTTCACGAATGGGCTAAGGAACAACCAGAAGCAATTCAAGGTTGGATTTACGAAAACCCAGACAATGTTTCATTAGCAGTCAAAGCTATTGATCTTTATAAAATGGAAAATGGTATCAAGATTGAGACTAAGCAGAAGGCAAAGAAATCACAAACTCCCAAATCTTCAGCGGCAGATATGGTGTCTACACGGACAACACAAATAGATGCTAAAGAACCAAAGATTTGGTCACAACGGGAAATTGCTAAACTGTCTATGACTCAATTTGACAAGTATGAAAGTGAAATTGATCAAGCCATAATGGAAGGCAGAATAGTAGATTAAATTAAATTGTCTTTTTTAGGAGTAACATAACATGGCTTTTAACCAATCAGACCAACTATTTGAGCAAGGCACAGATACTAACGGTAACTTTGCTAACTCAGTATCAGGTCAAACTAACAGCTTCTTCATGCCCTCAATCTTTTCTAAGAAGGTTCTTAACTTCTTCCGAAAAGCTTCGGTAGCTGAAGCAATTACCAACACTGACTATGCAGGTGAGATTGCAGGTTTCGGAGATTCTGTAAAGATCATCAAAGAACCAGAAATCACTGTTTTTCAGTATGAGCGTGGCGCTGACGTAACTCAGACTAAGCTAACTGACGTTGAAACTACTTTGATTGTAGATGTGGCTAACGCATTTAAATTCAAAGTTGATGATATTGAAACAGCTATGTCTCACGTAAATTTCAAAGAAGTTGCATCTTCATCTGCCGCTTACGCATTGCGTGACGCATTTGATGCGGGCGTAATTGCTAAGATTATTGCAGGTGTTTCAGCCGCAAGCCCTAACCACATCCTTGGTAGCGACAACGCTACTGACCTAGCCGCAGGAACTTTTGACGGCACTGGTAACTTGGACATTGGTTCTGGTTCTAGCGAACATGATCCTCTTGATGTGATGGCTCACATGGCGCGTCTTCTTGACGAGCAGAACATCCCAGAAGAAGGTCGTTGGTTCTTAGCTCCACCTAGCTTCTATGAGCAACTTTCTCAAGCAAGCTCTAAGTTGATGTCTGTTGACTTCAATGCCGGACAAGGTTCTATCCGCAACGGATTGGTATCTTCTGGCAAGCTACGTGGATTTGACATGTACAAGTCTAACAACATTGCCGCTACAAGCAATGCCGCAGGACAGCTAGTATGTGGACACATTAGCTCCACTGCAACTGCACAGACCATCACAAGCACTGAAGTCCTTCGTGACCCAGACAGCTTTGGTGACATCTGCCGTGGTTTGCATGTATATGGCGCTAAAGTTTTACGCCCAGACGCGCTAGTATCTGCGTTCTACGGTATCGACTAAGTAAGTAATTAGAGACGAGGGGTGTAAAAGCCCCTCTGATCTTTGAGAGGACGATATGCCAATAGTAGGAAGTAACGAAAAGCCTGTTATGATTAAAGGCAAAAAAAGAGGAAAGATACTAGGAGATACCGGAAGTTGGTATAAACCTGAAAACAAAAAAAAGTTTGACGATAACTGGGATGCAATTTTTAACAAGCCCGACACTAAACAAAAATCAAAGGCGTAACAGACTATGGCAACAACTTTTCTAACTTTATCTAATGAACTCTTACGTGAAATAAATGAAGTTGAACTTACAAGTGCTTCGTTCGCTAGTTCAGTAGGAATACAGACGCATGTAAAAGATGTTATTAATAGAGCATACTTTGATATTGTTAATGAAGAACCGCAATGGCCTTTTTTGTCTTTAGCAGAAAGTGGCGAAACAGACCCAATGTACGGAAACACATTTGTTGAAACAGTCGCAGGTACTCGTTGGTATGAGCTAAAACCTGCAAGCTCATCTATTACTACAGATTATAATTATATAGATTGGGATAATTTTTATCTAACAACTGTTGGAGTTTCAGGAGAAACGACTCCTTACGAAAGCTGTAATTTAAAATTTACAACAATAGAAGAATGGAAAGATTTTTATAGAGTAAGTGAAAATTTAGATGATTCAGATACTCAACAGTATGGAACTCCTAAACGTGTAATTAAAAGCCCAGACAACAGAAAGTTTGGACTTAGTGCTATACCAGACAAAGTGTATAGAATTTGGTTTTTTGCTTATGTACAACCAACAGCTCTTTCAGCCCACTCAGACACCTTAGTATTCCCTGATTCATACTCTGCCGTTCTTTTAAATAGAGCGCGTTATTATGTGCATCAATTTAAAGACAACGCTCAAGCGGCCGCGTTTTCAAATGATGACTATAAAAAAGGATTAAAAAATATGAAGCTTATATTGATGGGGCCAACGCCAATCTATATGAAAGATGATAGAGTGAGATTCGTATAACATGGCAGGTTCTCAACCTTTTGGTCTGTCGTGCAAAGGCGGTTTAAATACTAATTTAAATCAGTTTGAAATGTTGGCACAGCCCGGATTAGCCACAGACTTAGAAAACTTTGAAGTCGATGCTGACGGTGGATATCGTAGAATTAATGGCTTTACAAGATTTGGTAACGCTAATCCAAACAGCGATAATCCTATTTTAGGTTTGTTTGTTTATGCTGATGGCTTAATAGCCGCGTCAGGAACAAACATTTACTTTACACTTGATGGGAGTACTTGGTTACAAATTAACAGAGCCAGTGTAGCAAGTGGTGGAGACAACTACACAGCTTTTACAGGTCGTTCGGCATTAGCTAGAACTTCACAAGGACAATGTAACTTTGCTGTCTATGAAGGCGAAACAACATATGGTGAACTTATAATTGTTGACGAGTCTTCTAATAACAAGCCTTTCTATTTTAAAATGACAGGCACTGGCGTTATTACTAATAGAACATATTTTGCTAAAGAAATAACAGTCTCAGGTACTGTTAATCCAACTACTTGTACAGTACACGATAGACACTTAGTAGTTGCAGGAGATACGAATAACCCTAACACAATTTTTTATAGCGGAACTGATGACATTGATAGCTTTACTAGCAGTGGTTCAGGAAGCATAAAGCTAGATGACAAAGTAATTGGAGTGCGTGGCTTCCGTTCTGACCTTGTAATTTTCTGTAAAAACAGTATTTATAAGCTTGTAAATATAAATAACGCTAGTACTATTGCAATCCAACCTGTAACTAAAAACGTAGGCTGTTTAGATAATCACACTATTCAAGAAATTGCAGGTGACTTAGTATTTTTAAGTCCTGACGGTGTACGAACTATTGCAGGTACAGCACGTATTGGCGATGTTGAGTTAGGCACAGTAAGCCGACAAATACAAAACATTGTAGAAGTAGTTGCCGGAGACATTGCAAATTTAATTGTAGATAGTGTTGTACTGCGTCAAAAATCTCAGTACAGAATTTTCTATACTACACTAACACAAGCCGCTAACGAATCTAAAGGCATTATAGGCTCATTAACTTCTCAAGGATTTTCATGGTCAGAAACATTTGGAATCCAAGCAAGAGCAATTACTTCTGGATTTAGCTCAGATGGAACAGAAAAAACATTTCATGGAGATAGCGCGGGGTATATTTATACTCACGATACTGGCAATTCTTTTTTACACTTAGGTTCTGAGTCTAATATACGAGCAACATATAAAACGCCTAACTACGACTTTGGAGACTTTGGAACCCGCAAAAACATGCGTTATGTAAAAATTTCATTTAGTCCTGAAGGGGTAGCACAGCCTGTACTACGAGTAAGATATGACTATGAAGACGATGATGTTCCACAACCACTAGACTACATAATGACAGCAGTGCCGACTCCTGCTATATTTGGAATATCTTTATTTAACAGCACTGTTTTTGGAGCTTCTAATGATCCTTTAGTTCGTCAAGCTGTACAGGGCGGTGGATACTCAGTAAGCTTTAGAATAAGAACAGACGATAAGAACCCCCCTTTTTCAGTAAACGGTATGTATATTGATTATATGCCATCAACACGGAGATAGACAATGGCAGGTACAAGTTATACTAGACAAAGCACTTTTGCTGATGGCGATACAATAACAGCCACGCTCTTCAATACCGAATACAACCAAATAGTTTCGGCTTTTGCTTATGCCAGTAGCGGCACAACAGGACACCAACATGATGGTGGAGCAGGAGAAGGCGGTAACATTCATACTATTGGTGATCAAAACTTTTTAAATAAGATTGTAGTAGATAGTTCTAACAATCGTTGGGGAGTCTTTGTAGAGGTTGGTGGTTCAGCAGTCGAGCAGATTCGCATCCAAGACGGTGCAATTGTTCCTGTTACTGATAGTGACATTGATTTAGGAACTAGCTCTTTAGAGTTTAAAGACGGTTTCTTTGATGGGACAATCCACGTAGACACCTTAGACGTAGATGCTAACGCAACCGTTGCAGGAACTTTGGGTGTTACAGGTGTATTGACTGCTTCTTCTTTAGATATTTCTGGTGACATTGATGTTGATGGAACAACTAACCTTGATGTAGTCGATATAGATGGCGCTGTAGATATGGCTACAACGCTTACAGTAGCGGGTAATGTAGACTTTAATGGCGACTTAGATGTAGATGGAACAACCAACCTTGACGTTGTTGACATTGACGGTGCTGTAGATATTGCTACAACCCTTACAGTAGGCGGCAACGTAGACTTTAATGGCGATCTAGATGTAGACGGTACAATAGAATTTGATGCTATATCAGGCACAGGCTCCGTAACGGTCACAGATATCCTAGACCAAGATGATATGTCGGGTAACAGCGCAACGGCTCTAGCGACTCAACAGTCTATTAAAGCCTATGTAGATACTAAAATAACCGCAGAAGACTTAGACATTACAACAGATAGCGGAACCATTGCTATTGATTTAGATTCTGAAACATTGACTGTATCAGGCGGTACAGGTCTTGATAGTTCTGCAACAGGCAATGCAGTTACTTTAGCAATAGACAGTACAGTAGCAACTCTTACAGGCTCACAAACTCTTACAAACAAATCATTAACTGCCCCTACGCTTACAGGCACAGCTACAGTAGCCTCTTTAGACATCTCAGGCGATGTAGACGTTGACGGAACTTTAGAAACTGACGCGCTTACTATTGCAGGAGTAACTCTAGCAGAGACTATCTCAGATACTGTAGGAGCTATGGTAGCTTCTAATACTGAAACAGGCATTACAGTTACATATGAAGATTCCGACAACACCTTAGACTTTGTAATTGGCGCAGACGCTATTGTACAATCTATGATAGCTGATAATGCTATTGATTCTCAAATGTATGTAGATGGTAGTATAGACACAGCACACATTGCAGACAGCCAAATTACAAGTGCAAAAATAGCAGACGGAACAATCGCTACAGGCGACATTGCTGATGATGCAGTTACAGGCGCTAAACTTGCAAACAACATAGATGTTGCAGGAACACTAGATGTTACTGGCGTATTGACAGCAGATTCTAATGTAATAGTTGCAGGAAACCTCACAGTAAACGGCACTACAACAACTCTAAATACCGCATCTCTAGATGTAGAAGACAAGAACATCACTATAAATTATGGTGCAGGAGATACTACAGGCTCTGCAAACGGAGCAGGTATTACAATTCAAGATGCTGTAGATGCTTCTAACGATGCTACAATCCTTTGGGACACAACTAACGATGAGTTTGATTTCTCACACCCAATTAATGTAGCAGGTAAAGTTACAAGTACAGGCACTTCAGTCTTTGCAAGTCTAGACATTTCAGGCGATATAGACGTAGACGG